ATGAAGACACTACAAAGCCAAATAAACCAGTCAACGTTATTCTCGCTGATGGTACTGCTCTAGATCCAAATACTGTAGGTAACGGTTCTATTGCTAACGTCAGCTTTTTCACTAAAGAAGACAAGTCTGGTCGTACACTGAAAGGTATTCAGGTAAAGAAGCTAGTGAAATTCGAAGCTCGTACTGATGAAGATGAGTTCGAACTAAGTGACGACTTTGAGATTGTTGAAGCTCAAGGTAAAGAAAACGAAAACGATCCCTACTAAAAGGTAGAAAATGACTGTATACTTGGCTGGTCCTATCGAAGGTATTAGTCTTGAAGAAGCAACAAAGTGGCGGGAGACTGCCACTGACTTCTTTCATGGACATTCGATTCACACTCTAGATCCAACACGAAGGAAAAAGTTTCACGACCAACCTTACTCTCTTAACCTTGCAAAAAGGATTGTAAAGTTAGATATCGAGGATATTCGTAACTCTAAAGTAGTTTTACTAAACCTCAAAGACCGTGGTGTTGGTAAAGCTTGGGGTAGCATCTGTGAGTTAATGATTGCTCATGGTCAGTTAAAGACTGTTGTTGTTGTCCTTGAGGAAGGGTTTAAACATCCTTTTGTTGAAGTCTTTGCAACAGAGGTACACCACACACTTGAAGACGCTATGAAAGCAACTCTAGCCTACTATAGGTGATCATGCGACTAAAACGTAAAAATGCAAAGTGGGAGTTCAGCATTCACTTGGATGCAGACAAAGGCCCTAACCGTATTACCTACGATCCTTCAGAAGCTGAGAGGTTTTTCAAAAGACTATGTAAGCGAAATCCAGAAGCAGACGATGCAGTAGTTCGTGCTCTCCATATCGAGTCTAATCTCGTGTGGGAAACAGACAACTCTGCTGAGTTAAACTACTTCGTTCAAAATCTCGTAAACTATACAGGAACAATAAGACATGGCTAATGATGCAATTAACCCTAAACACTATCAAGGTGTTCTTGTAATTCCTTCTGATCGAGTTGAGTATCATCGAGACATCGATGGTAACATCAATCTTCAATACATTGAAGTGATGGAGTATATGATGACTCCTGAAGAGTTTACAGGTCATTTGAAAGGTCAAGCTTGGAAGTACATGCTTCGTCTTGGTAACAAAGATGATCCTGTTCAAGAACTAGGTAAGTCTGCTTGGTACGTAGAATACTTCAGAAACTTTCTTAAACGGAAAACAAAATGAGTTTTGTAAGAACAGTAAATAATCAATGCCAGAGCAAGTTAGTTGATCTGGAGTTGTCTTCAACTGTGTTCAACAAGGAGATCCTTTGTAGTTCTTTCATCGCTGGTGGTGCTATTGTTAGCATTGCCAAAGAAGAAGTGGTTAAAGATTATGACTTGTTCTTTACAACACCTAAGGCTGCTCAAGCAGTTTTCAATACTATAATTCAGAAACTGAATCTAGGAAGCTACTTTAAACTTGAGTTTGAGGTAGATCCTATTAATCCCAACCTTCAACGTGGTAAGCTAGCTCTTGTCAGAGAAAATAAGTCTACTCTTGAAGAACTTATTGAACAGTTCAACACTAACGCTAAGGGGATTCGAGGTAACAGACGAGTAAAGGTTTATCCTAGTTACCTGTCTAAGAATGCAATAAGTCTTTCTAACGGAGTTCAGTTGATCTTCCGGTTTGTTGGTGAGCCTAAAGAGGTTTTTACAACCTTTGACTATGAGCATTGTAAAGTTTATTGGAGGCCAAATCCGCTAGGTCTCCTTCTTGGTTCGGTACACTATGAAGGCCGCTCTCAAGAATCACTAGCTAAGAACGAGTTGATCTACACTGGAAACACACGTTTCGTTCTGTCAGCTATTAGTCGGTTAAACAAATTTATCAAGCGAGGTTGGGGTGTTAGTCCTTCATCATTGTTGTCGTTAGCTGTTTCAGCCAGTAAAGTAAACTGGACTGATCCTGTAGCTCTTGAAGAAGAGTTGCTAGGAATCTATGGTATTGAAAGTAAAACATTGAAGATAATCTTAGGTATGTGTTCCGAAGAGAACAAGGTAGACCTTGATAAGATTGTCCAAGTACTCGGAGAAGTATAAATAAATGCTAGAAAATTTTGTCGTTGTGCGTGAACGTGATAACTATAAGAGCGGTATCGGATATACTGGTCCTTTCCTACGTGAGCTAGGGTTTCCAGAGGGTCCGTACATTCAAGGTACCGCTAAAATTCTGATTAACCAGCTTCGATCCATCACCTCAGAAAAGTTTAAGATTGTAGGTTACGTTGCAAAATAAAGACGTAGTATTTGACCTCGAAACGGATGGACTACTCCACGAGGCAACTACTATCTGGATTTTTGTGGCTGAGGATCTAAGTACTGGGGAACAGACAGTTTTCTCGGACGAAGACAAAGAAGCAAGACCGCTAAGTGAGTTACCCGCTTTTCTAGACAGTTGTAGGTTATTGTCTGGTCATAATATTCTCATGTATGACATGTTGATCCTAGAAAAGCTTCTTGGTTGGAAGCCTAAGAAGAAGCACAAGCTCGTAGACACGATGATTATGTCACAAGTCCTTAACTATAAACGTTTTGGATTTGGTCACAGCTTGAAAGCTTGGGGTAACTTCTTTAACTATCCTAAAGTAGAGCATGAAGACTGGTCTCAGTACAGTCCTGAAATGCGTAATCGTTGTGTAGTTGACGTTCAATTAAACGTTAAGGTTTACAACTATTTAATCAATGAGTTGAACTCTCGGAAAAACAAAGAGTCTCTCAAACTAGGTCTAAAGGTAGAACATGGTATCTCTCGTTTTGTGGGACGTTCTATTCATAAAGGTTGGCCCTTTGATCTAGAAAAGTCTAAAGAGGTAAAACAGCAGCTAGAAGCTGAAATGGCTAAGATTGAAGAGTTTATCAATCCTAAGCTAAAGATGAAGCTAGCTAAAGTAGACTCTGACCCAGAGTACAAATCACCTGCTTGGATTAAGAATGGTAACTATGCTGTAAGAACTGCAGCTTGGTTTGAGATAGATCCTGCTCGTGGACAAGAAGATGATCGTCCCGTGTGGGGCGATTACTGTCGTGTAGAAGTAGTACAACCTGACATTGGTTCTATGGAGTCTGTTAAAGACCTTCTGTATAGCCTTGGTTGGGAACCTGATGAGTGGAACTATGTAAAGAACGAAAAGGGTGCTCTTGTAAAGTCTAGTCCTAAGTTAACCGAAGCTTCTCTTGAGCCTCTCGGTGAAGTTGGTTCTATGATCAACAGTTACTATACTCTTCGTTCTCGTCATTCGATTCTCAAAACATGGATGGAAGAAAATGTCACTGATCTCGGACGTATTCATGGCGATTGCTTTGTTATTGGTACTCCTACTGCTCGTTCTCGCCATGGGATTATTGCTAACATCCCGTCTGCCGATGCTGCCTTCGGACCTGAAATCCGCAGTCTGTTCAGTAGTCCAGCAGGTTATGTAATTGTTGGTGCTGACTCTAAAGGTAACCAGAACCGTGCTCTAGCGCACTATTTGAACAACGCTGAGTACACGGAAGCTATCTGTACGGGTGATATCCACGACTTCAACCGTAAGATTCTTGAGTCGATTGTTGGTCCTATGGGTCCAGATGGTCGTAAGAGGGCTAAGGCTTTCTTCTATGCTCTTATCTTTGCAGGTGGTGCTGGCAAGCTTGCTCTCATTGTAACAGGAAGACGTAACAATGAAGTAGGTATGAGAATTAAGGATGAGTTCCTGAAGAAGATTCCGGGACTTAGTGAACTAGTTACTAAACTAGAAAAGATGTTCGATGCTACAGAGTCTAAGACTGGTAAAGGCTATATCATGGCCCTTGACGGTCGTCCTATCTTCATGGAAGGAAAACGCCTTGCGCTAAACTATCTACTACAGTCTTTCGAGAAAATCACGGTTGCTGCAGCTATCGACCAACTACAAAAAGATCTCGACGAAGGTGGCTTTGACTGGCAACCTCTAATTGTGTATCACGATGAATGTCAGTTTCTTGTTCGTGAAGATCAAGCAGAAGCAGCAAAAGAACTAGCACTAAAGGCTTTCAGAGAAGCCCCTAAACAATTTGGAGCAATGATTATGGACGGTTCAGCCGCCATTGGTAAAAACTGGTATGAGACTCACTAATGTCTAAATACGGAATGAGTCAAGAAGAGTATAAAGTATTTGTAAATAGTGATGAACCACCTGAAGGTTGGTTAACTTATTCTTGGGAAGTAGGTTTTGTAGGCTTAGAAGAAATGTGGTTCCCTAATGAGAAAGTAGCAAAAGCTTACTTTGCTGCTAATGGTATTATCAGCTACTACTTAGAAACAGTATAAGGAAAATAAGAATGACAAATGTAATTCGCACTAGCTTTCAAGGTAAAGACGGTTATCTAAACATTACCAAAGGTATTCTAACACTCTATGGTGGTTCTAAACCAGTAAAGTGGGATATCACGAAACAAGAGACTACTGAACTACTTCGTGAGTTTATGAATACTGCTTATTTAAATGGTAAGTTACCTTCTAAAGGACTGTACCATAGAACAAATAAAAATAGTTTTATCTGGGGTGTTGAGAAAACTACACTAGAACGTTGGAATCTAACAAAAAATACTTTTGAAACATTAAAACCAAACACTGACTTTACTAAAGCAGTCCTCTCAGCAATGGTGCGAGCAAATGTCGGCAACTAAGCAAGTCTATTCGGAATACTTCTCTAAAGAAGAGTATGAGAAAGAACTAAGCAAATCTCTAGAATTGGGGTGCGTAGAACACGCACTCCTTTTTTACCATTTTTCTCAGTACTGTATTCTTCGTAATGAAGACTTTATCTCAACTGAGAAGTACTATGAATTGTGTGACTTTCTATCAGACAACCTACAACAGTTGCCTAAAGCACTGCAAGAGTATGTTGTGTTTGATGACTTGTTCACTTATGACTGCAAATTAGAAATTGCACCTTCTCAAGAAGCTTTCCAAAAAGGAAAACATCTTATCTACAACATTGGTGCGATGCTTGAACGACTAGAAGAACGGATTGATATTGATTTTAATTTAAAGGTGGTAGACGAACTTGATAGCGTTGATTGACGGTGATGTGCTTCTACATGCTACGCTGTGGGAGACAACTAACGAAAAAGATGCTGTCAGCAAGTTAATGTACAACATTGAAGACTATGCTGACGGAGCCTTTTGTGAAGACTACATCATTGCGGTAGGACCACGAGAAGGTAAGAACTATCGAGACGATCTTTACCCTGAGTACAAGCAAACAACAATGCGAGTTAAGGGTAGAAAAGAGAAGCCAGAGCACTTCTACAAGGTCAAAGACTTTCTTTACAGTTTAGACTCAGTGGTGATCGCGGACAACATCGAAGCAGACGACATGCTAGGTATTCTTAGCAGACAGCTAGGAGACGACTGTGTCATCGTCACTGTTGACAAAGACATGGATCAGCTATCTGGCATCCACTACAACCCTAAGTATAACAAAGAGAGGTACTACATTGTAGACCAAGAGCAAGCAGATCGCTTCTTTCTGAAGCAGTTGCTTATGGGTGACTCAATGGACAAGATTCCGGGGTTGCCTAAGTATGGACCTATCAAAGCAGAAGGTATCGTTAACTCCTTCCCAACAGTAAAAGAAGCAGCTAGCGCTGTCTTAGATCACTACTTTCTTGTCTATGACAAAGACTGGGTGAACTACTTCCTTGCTAATGGTAAGTTGCTTTGGTTACAACGTAAAGATTATGATTGGTTTACTCTGGAACGTTTCAAAGAAAGCTTCATGAATGATCGTGCTTGAATACCCGTTGAACAAGGGTCGTTATGCTAGTGTAACACGGTTGGAAGGTCCACCTGTTAGCTATAAAGTAGAACTATGGATTGAAAATCAGTTTTACTTCTCGCAGTCTTTCGGTAACTTCGAAAAGGCAGAGTTGTACTACTGGAAAAAAGTAAAGGAAGAGTTTTCATGACGACAGAGGTAAGTGAGTAAGACAGGCCATTGGGA